ATATTAGCTGATGAATCTACCCTTAAAAATGCAATGGGTGAGGTTCTTCAAATTAAATCATCTGACGAAGCACTTCAAAAAATTCTATACAACCTTTTTTATGATGTTTTAAATGTAGAATTTAACTTATGGATGTGGATTCGCCAAATGTGTAAATATGGTGACTTTTTCCTAAAACTTGAAATAGCAGATAAATTTGGTGTCTACAATGTAATTCCTTATACAGCATATAATATTATAAGAGAAGAAAAAATAAGTGAATCCAATAACCATCAAGTAGAAGTTAAATTCAAATTTGATCCTGATGGATTAAGTGGTGGGGGTGAATATGGTGGTTACTTTGGTGGGTTACAAAGTGCTGGTGGTAATACTAATTCAAGATCAATCTATTTTGATAATTACGAAATTGCTCATTTTAGACTCCTTTCAGATGTAAATTATCTTCCATATGGTAGAAGTTACATTGAACCCGCACGTAAATTGTTTAAACAATATGTGTTGATGGAAGATGCTATGTTGGTACACAGAATTGTACGTGCACCTGAGAAACGTATTTTTTATATAAACGTAGGTGCTATCCCACCTGCTGAGGTAGAAAACTTTATGCAAAAGACTATCTCAAAAATGAAGCGTACTCCATATGTTGATCAACAAACTGGAGATTACAACTTAAAGTATAATATGCAAAATCTCTTAGAGGATTTTTATATTCCATTAAGAGGTAATGATGCATCTACTAAAATTGAAACCACACCTGGTTTACAATATGATGGTATTACTGATGTAGAATATTTAAGAGATAAACTATTTGCTGCTCTTAAAGTACCTAAAGCATTCTTAGGATATGCCGAAGATACTGAAGGTAAAGCCACTCTTGCAGCTATGGATATTAGATTTGCTCGCACAGTAGAACGCATCCAACGAATCATCCTTTCAGAATTATATAAAATTGCTGTTGTTCACCTTTACACACAAGGGTATGATGGTGATGATTTAGTCAATTTTGAACTTAATTTAACTACTCCTTCAATCATTTATGATCAAGAAAGAGTAACATTAATGAAAGAAAAAATGGATTTAGCAACCCAAATGGTTGATTCTAAATTATTCCCATCTGACTTTATATATGATAATTTATTCCACTTAAGTGAGGATGAATATAATGAATTTAGAGATTTAGCTAGAGAAGATGCAAAACGTGCCTTTAGACTTACTCAAATCGAATCTGAAGGAAATGATCCTGTAGAAACAGGTGAATCATACGGCACACCACATGATTTAGCCTCATTATATGGCAAAGGTAGATACTACGACGAACCAGATAATGTACCTGCAGGATATAATGAAAAAGAATTAGGACGACCTGAAGAAAAGGTTTCTAATATAAACACCCAAGATAGTAATTTTGGAAAAGATAGGTTAGGTGTAAAACGAATGAAGGATATTGATAAAAATGATTCTGATTCAATAAAGCCTACATATAAAGGAGGTTCTCCATTAGCTTTAGAAGCTAAAACTGCTTACTTGCAAAATAAAGATATGCTTAAAAAGATTCCGATTAATCGTAAACAATTAGTATTTGAGCAAGAAGAGTCACTATTAGATGAAGGTAATTTAAAGGAATAAAAATCTTTATATATTTATAAAAAAGCCTATCAATGAGAATCAAACATTCTAAGTACAAAAATACAGGCCTTTTATTTGAGCTTTTAGTGAGACAAATAACTGCTGACACCTTGTCTGGTGGTGAGTCTCCTTCCCTTGATATTTTAAAAAAATCATTTGCTAAAACTGAATTAGGGAGAGAATATAAACTTTACGAATCATTATTTAAAAATAAAAATTTAAGTGAAGGTAAGGCTGATATTACTTTAAATACTATATTAGAAGCAACTCGTAAATTAAATAGAAGCGCCCTAAGAAGAGAAAAATATAATTTAATTAACGAAATTCGTAAATATTATAATTTAGAGGAATTCTTTAGGCATCAGGTCCCTAATTATAAAGGATACGCTGCTTTTTATAAATTAATAGAAATATTTAATTCAGATAAATTGTCTGAAACTGATGAAATTATAAATAATAAAGTAACTATACTTGAGTATCTTACTGAAAGACCTATTAGTGAAAAAAAAGTAAAAGAAGATTTAGTTGAAGAGTTTAGTAAATACGATAAGGATTTAAGAATTCTTACTTATAAAGTAATGCTTGAAAAATTTAATGGTAAATATGCTAATTTAAATAAGGGTCAAAAAGAAATTCTTAAGGAATTTATTAATTCTATTGATAATACCCCTCGTTTAAAAGAAATTTATAATACTAAGATAGTTGAAGTAAAAAAGGTATTAAATTTACAAGCTAAAAAAGTAAAAGACGAAACTACTAAAATTAAATTATTAGAGGTAGTCAAATTACTTAAAGAAATAGATAAAGGTTCTCGTATTAGTAATGACGATTTAATTAATCTTCTTCAATACTATCAATTAACTGAAGAATTATCTAAAGTAACTAAGTAATGGCAACTATTAAACCATCAGAATTATCTCCTAATTACCTTAAAGGTATTGAGGATAAGTATGGGAAAATAGATATGGAAAATGATTTTTTTTCCGATAATTTAGAAACTTATTTTAAATTTGATCCTACATATAAATCTGAAGGTGGTGGAAGAAAACATGATATAATTGATCTCCCCAGTTTTATTGATTTGTTTACTACTTTAGATGACGCTAGAGGTTCAGCTAAAAAACTTCAATCTAACAAAGATTTAAGAAACGATAAAGCTTACCAAGACCAAGCAAATAATATAATTGATACGTTTAATTCGTTTAGAACATTCTTTAGAAAAAATTATCCGGATCAATATGCTATGACTAAAAAAACAGTCAAAGAAACAATGGGTATGGCTTATAATACCCCTTATGCATTTGGTAAAGCAAATATTTCACCCTATACTAAAGCAGGTTACAAATTAGTTGATAGAGAATCTCTTAGAAAAAAATCAAAGGGATTTGATTATGTAGATTTATACAAATAACCATATTTATCACCATGACAAGCGAAATTATATATAAATTCCAAGAATATTTAACTGAAGCTGCAAAAGCTGAAGAAAAAAAGACTACTAAAGAAGTCAACGAAAAGGAAATAGCAGGATACGATTATAAAGATAAAAAGAATCTTAATAATCAAATTTTTGATCAATATCTTAATGGTTTAAGAGTTGAATTAGAAAAAAATCCTAAATTGACTATTGAAGAAGCAAAAGAAGTAGTAGCTAAAAATTTAGAAAAAGATCCTATTTATTATACTAAAAATGCTGCTTTTAAAATAGACGGTATTGGGTATGAAGAATCTAAAAAACAAGAAGAACCAACAGGTAAATATAAATCCTCCGGCTACGGAGACTTAAAAGAAAACGAAATGAGCAAATCAGACGACTTAAAAGAATTATTAGAAGAAGCAGTAGCTGGAATACCTTCTATTGGTAACCCATTTGCAAACAGATCAAAAGAAGCTTATGAAAATAAGTTTGAATCTTTTTTAGCAGAAGAAAATATTAATGACCCTAAAGGCCCCACAGCCCATGGTAATATAGCTGAAGAAGATCAAGAAGAAGAGTATGTAGGAGATGATGAAAGATATGAATACGAAAAAGGTAAAAAAGCAGGTGAGAAAGAAGAAAAGAAAAAAATGAAGAAAGAAGGCAGAATGAAAATGTCTGAAGTTCTTAAAGAAGCTGAGCGTATGGGTGAAATTGCTAAGAAAAAAGTAGAAGCCAAAATCTACGAAAGAGCAATAGCTGAAAGAAAAAAAGCAATGTCTATTAATGAAGACGAATCTCTTTCAGAATTCATTAATCAAGAAGCTATTAAAGAAGTCGAAAAAGAAATCAAGGAATTAGAAAAAAAGTTGATGGAAGTATCGGCAGATAAAAATACTATGACTGGAGGAAAATGAGTCGACAAACCCTTATAGAAACCCAACTTTTTACTCTTTCACCTCAATCACTTACTGAAGCAGTTAAAACTGAAAGAGGTAATTTGCTTGTTGAAGGTAGATTACAAGCTGCTGAAACCAAAAATGGTAACGGTAGATACTACCCTAGAAATATCTTAGAAAGAGAAGTTGAAAACTATAAAAAAGGTCCAATAGCAGAAAACAGAGCATTAGGTGAATTAGACCACCCTGATTCTTCTATTATCAACCTTAAAAATGTTTCTCATAACATCAAAGATGTTTGGTGGGATGGAGATGATGTAATGGGTAAAATAGAAATCCTCCCAACCCCCTCAGGCAACATATTAACACAGCTATTTAAAAACGGAATTACAGTAGGTGTATCTTCAAGAGGTATGGGTAGTTTAAAACCCGGAACTAATGGAGTACAAGAAGTACAAGATGATTTTGAATTGTTATGTTGGGATTTCGTATCTACTCCTTCTACACCAGGAGCTTATGTCCATCCTATCAAAGAAGGTTTAGAATCTTCTACTAAGATTACTAACGAGTATAATAAAATAAACGAAATAATTACAGAAATCCTTTGTAATAATGGACAATGTCCTATTATATAAAGTTCACTTCTCGGTGTAAAAGAGGAGGATGTAAAAAAATGCATCCTCCTTTCTTTTTATATATTTATCAATAAGAATGTGTCGTCAGTCTATACGACACCGATTATCAATTATTAATCACTATTACGCTTCTACAGAATAAGCGTACTTTCCCAAAAAATTTAGGAACAATGGCAAACAGAGATTTGTTAGCAGACGCTATTGCTGATGCAAAAGCAGTCAAAGAAGTCGCTATCGCTAATGCGAAAGCCGCTTTAGAAGAAGCTTTCACACCTCATCTTAAAGACATGCTTGCTCAAAAAATTAACGAAATGGAAGATATGGACGAAGAGTTAGATCTTGCAGAAGTTGATAAAGACAAGATGGATGAAGAAAAAGAGGTAGAAGAAGGCTACGGTAAAAAAGAAATGGAAGAAGCTTATGACGATTCCATGGAAGAAGAACTCGATTTAGATGAAATTCTTGCCGAGTTAGAACTCGAAGAGGGTAAAGAAGTTGAAGAAGCTGAAGAAATTGATGAAGCTAAAGAAGTTGAAGAAGCTAAGGACGAATTGGACGAAGCTGAAGAAGTTTACGAAGCTGAAGACGAGATTAACCTCGAAGACATGAGTGAAGAAGAGTTGAAGGACATGATCGAAGATGTTATCGAAGACATGGTTGCTTCTGGCGAACTCGAAGCTGGTGGAGACCCCGTTGAACTTGTTGATGATGAAGAAGAGGAAGAAGAAGGTGAAGAAATAGAAATGGATGTTGAAACCGAAGAAGAACCTCTTAACGAATCAGTTTTAGGCACAGCCCTTGCAGGAGTTTTAGGTGTTGGAGGACTTGCTACATTAATGACTTTCTTAGAAGATTATGCTGAGAAAAATCCTAATGCCCCTGTAGCAAAAGTTGTTGATAAACTTCAAAAAGTAGCTGCTGGAACAGGTGCTGCAACTGGTATAACTGGAGGTAAAACTGCTGAATTAGGAGAAGGTTTACTTGATTTCTTGAAAAAGAAAAAAGCAGAAGCCCCTAAAGAAAAATCAGGACCTAAAGTAGTAGGTGTTGACTTTGATGGTAATTATATCTATGATGATGATCCCCGTTTAGAGGAAGCCAAAGAAGTAATTAATCAATTACGTTCTGATCTTAATGAGGTTAACTTATTAAACTCTAAATTACTCTACACTAACAAGATTTTCAGAGGTAAAAACCTTACAGAAAATCAGAAAATTAAGGTTTTAAAAGCTTTTGATAAAGCTGAAACAGTAAAAGAAGCAAAATCTATTTTTGAAACTCTTAATGAAAACTTAGTTGCTAAGTCTGCTAAGTCTAACATTAGAGAATCATTAGGTATGGCTTCTAAGCCTGCGGGCGTTGCTCCAAAACGTCAATTGAATGAAAACGTTGTTCAAGAAGATGCTATGATAGCACGCTTTAAAAAATTAGCAGGTATTAATTAATTTTTAACTTTAAAAAAACAAAAATGTCAAATTTAAATTCTCTTTTAGAGAGTGCTAATCAGTGGAAATCAGTTCAATCTGATGCTGCTAAATTAGCCTCAAAGTGGGAAAGAACAGGATTGTTGGAAGGCCTCTCTTCTGAGATGGACAAAAACAATATGTCCTTGATCCTCGAAAATCAGGCGAAGCAACTCGTTGTTGAATCGTCTCAAACTGGTGGTGGAACTGCTTCTACTGCTAATTTCTCAACTGGTACTGGTGAACAGTGGGCTGGTATTGCTCTTCCTCTCGTAAGAAAGGTATTTGGTCAAATCGCAGCGAAAGATTTCGTTAGTGTTCAACCAATGAGCTTACCTTCTGGCCTCGTGTTCTTCCTCGATTTCCAGTATGGTACTGATAAGTCAGGTTCTAAATTCACCCCAGGTGGTGATGTATTTGGTGCAGGTTCTATGTACGGTGTTACCAATACTGCTACTCCAACTGATGGTTTGTATGGTGCAGGTAGATGGACTTATTCAACTAATGTAACATCTTCAACAGGTGCTTCAGCTGCATATACTTCAGCATCTTGGACAGATGTAGGATATGACGCTGCATTATCAGCTTCAATTGATGGTGTAGGAGGTACTTTGAAGAAAATATCAATCCCAGCTGCTTCTTTTAACAATCCTGATTTAGCAGGTGTTAGAGGTTTCTTTGTTTCTGGTGCTACTATTACAGCAAACGTTCCTGAGTACAACTATGTTAGTGGTACTAATATAGTGTTGTTTGTTCAAGGTGCTGATGGTGTTAATCCTTCTGGCTTAGATATTACTTACGTACAACAGCCAACAGATCAATACAGAGGTGATTTTGAAGATGGTAACACTGCTCTAAACAATGATAACAACCCAATCGATATCCCAGAAATCAACATCAAAATGAAGTCTGAAGCTATTGTTGCTAAGACTAAGAAGTTGAAAGCTGTATGGACTCCTGAATTCGCTCAAGATTTGAACGCTTACCACAGCTTGGATGCTGAGGCTGAGTTAACTTCAATCATGAGTGAGTACATCGCTCTTGAGATCGATTTGGAGATCCTCGGTATGTTGATTGAAAATGCCTTGACTACTGAATACTGGTCAGCTAAGAACAACGAACAGTTTGATGGCACTGGTGCAGTAGACAACGGTACTTTCTACAACACACAAGGTCAGTGGTTCCAAACCCTCGGTACTAAGATCAACAAGGTATCTAACAAGATCCACCAGT